AAATGTACCACCAGTATTGTTGGTAAATACAGCTGTACCAGTACCAGAACTATATGTACCACCAGTTACATACACATCAAAACCACTACCACCAGATATTCCAGTAAGGTTAGACCCATCACCATAATATGTTACACCACTAAATGTTGTTGCTGATACTGTAGGGGCATACAAAGTACCAGTCATTGTATCACCAGTCCTAGATACCCTATCCCAACCAATCGGTAAGATTGAATCTGTTGTTGTGCCAGAAGCATATAGAATTACATCTGCGGTATTTAGGGCTAATTCCCCAAGAAGTATTTGTCCAGCTGATGGTATATTACCAGCCACATTTGAACGTTTAAGTAAAAACGTATTTTTTCTATTTGCCATGTATATAATGGTATGTCTTAAAAATCTCTATAAAGAGTTATGTATTGGGTTATGTAACCTCTATAAAATAAATATGCACAATCGTTAAATTGTGCATATTATAATTATTATATTTTTAAAGTAAATTATTTAGTATATAGTTATTCTTTAAACTTCCAAATGAAACCACCAGATGATTTTAATTTACCATTTGCGGCTGCACCAACATTACCAATATGAAACCCATCCTTTTATAAATATATGTAATCTTAAAAATTAGTAAATACTTCGGTTAAATTAAATCATCGGTCTATCAGTAAAAACCCCCATCGAGTACGTCAAATTCCGTAAGTACTCTAACACCGTTAGGTGTTGATACATTTGTACTTCTAATCACGATATCATTTAATTGGGTTACCCAACCTCTATTTGCGTATCCAGTTGATGTAGAATATTCAGTAATACTTGGAATTTGAGTACCAGTTAAACCAGTAAGTGTATCCAATGCTCTAATATCTAAATTAACATCACCACCGTTAATACCATTACCATCTTGAATTGTCCAACCAGCACCTAAAGAAGTTGCTGTTGTATTCCCAGTTGGGTTGTAGTTAAGTGTGATGTTAGGGTCTTCCACATATAATTCACTAGTAAATGCTGATATGCTTGGACCAAATACTGTTAATGAACCTTGAATAACCGCATCACCAGCAACATTTAATCCACCAGTACCAATACTAACAGCACCATCTGAAGGAACACTAAATGTATTTGTACCAGCATCATATGTAAATCCAGCTTCATCAGTTAATAAACCATCAGTACCAACATAAACAACTCTACCAGCATTTAAGTTTGATACAGTTAAACCAGAAACCGTTGTAAATTGAACTGGTAAATCTGATTGACCTTGGTTTTGTTTAATTGTAAACGTATTTGTTGTTGGTGAATAAGTAAATCCAGTAACAAATGTGTCAGTTGATGTTAAACCAGTAACGTTGAATGAAGCGTTGTTGTTGTTATTTAATGTAAGAGTACCAGAATTATATGTACCACTAGTAACAAAAACATCAGTTAAACCAGTTATTGTTACATTTGATGAATTTCTTCTACCTAAAACTAGTGAACCATTAGGTCCAGTATAAGAAATAGTACCACCAGTTACATAAATATCACTTGATTGTGAATACCCAGTTAAAGTACTATAATTTACGATATCATTTGGGTTAGTAGCAGATGTTGTAATACTACCACCAGTTACATTTAATGTAGTAACATTAGATGTTCCAAAATTTGAAGTTGTTGCTGATAATGTACCATTTACTGTTAAACCAGTCATCGTGTCTATCGTAGCGGTTAAATCAGCTTGACCTTGGTTTTGTTTAATAGTTAATATATTATCATTGTATGTAAATCCAGTCACATAAGTATCAACACCAACAATTGTTGATATATCTGCCAAAACAAAACCATTTGTAGTACCAGATAAGAATTTACCAATTAAATTAGTAACACCACTATATGAGGTAATTTGATTTCTAATTTTCAAATTATGAAGGTTAGAACCAACCTCAAAGAAATTAGCATTACCATCTATACCAGCTGGTACCCAATCATCACTTCCAGATGTAACTCCAGAAAACATCATTATACCAGCCGCTGTATTAACTATAGGTTCACCAGCTAACAACGTAGCACCAGAAAAAGGTGCTGCTGAATTTGCATTATTTTTTAGAATAAATCTAGTACTTCTATTTGCCATTTGTTTTTGTTTTTATATAAATATATTATTTTTTTAATAAGTCCCACCCATAAGTATATCGTTTTGAATTATTGAATTATTTGCTGTTATTTGTCTAGAATTACCCAATGAATCTAATCCTAAATCTAAGTTTGGTGTTATTACCGTTACTGAAGAAGTCCAAACACTAGATGTACCACTAACAGTGTTTATATCTCTAAATCTTTTAAAAGTTGTCCCTACATCTATAGTATCATCAGTTTCTGGTACAATACTAGTATTAAAAATAGTTTCACCACTAGATAAATGTATTTGTGAATCACCACTACAACTAATTAAATTATTTGTAATTACAGCAGTACATGCACTTATAATATCGTTAGCTATTAATAATAGCTCGATTATAAATGTTTCGTTTATATCTGAATGATACAGTGGTCTAAAGTTATTTTCCATATTATTTAAGTTGTGTTTCCCATTATTTTAAACCCACCTAAAGTTAGTGAATTTTTATATACTCTTATTGAAACACTATCATTTGAATTTACGATTATCGGTGAACTCATTATTGTCCCATCAAATACACCAACCCCATTAACCGATATTACAATTCTACTAATATTATCTATATCAGTTATTTGTGTGAAATTAACACTATATGGGCAAACAAAAGTAAACGTAGTATTAGCTTGTGGTTTAAAAATAAAACTATATGTAATTGTATTTCCAACTCTCAATGGTTCAATTACTATATTGTTATAAATTCTATTATCTTGTATCTCTATTGTTGTCATACCTCTATTTGTTGTTGGTATAACCTCAAAATCATCCTCATCTAAAATATAACCCAAAAGTTTCATTTCAAACAATTGAACATAAAATCTTCTGTTTTCAAAATCATCAATATTACTCTCATCACCAATTGACTCTAAATGTAAAGGCATTGGATGACCATTTACACTTATATAACATTGTCTAGATTGGAAAGCTCTTTGAATCAATCTATTGAATTTATTCAAATCTTTCATTCTATTGGTAAACATTCTCACTTCATACGTCATATCAACTGAAGTTGGTTGTGGGATTTTATATAAATCAACACCACGTCTAACACCATCCCATGTTGGTACTTTCATATAAGTATAGGTATGATTTGCTGGAATATTCCATAATCCAGCTTGGTTTTGACCTTGTTGAATATCTGGTTTTCTAACAACAGTAATAAATGGTAACTCAATATTTTTGTATTTATCAGAGAATTGCCATGTTTTACTAAATTCTGTCCATCTTTGTATTGTTAAAAATATTACTGGAACTTTCTCACCATCAATAGATAAAGACATTCTTTCATCAGATTTTAAAAATTCTAAAAAAGTTTGGTCCATATCCTCTTCTAACACACCTCTTGGTAAAAATGTACCTCTATCAGAAATATCATCTAATATTTCTTGTCTTCTAGGGAACCCAACCTTATCTTGGTTAATGTTAATATTGGTTATGTATCCTTTAGGCATTGCCATAATTTGTAATTTTTTTAACTTTATACACCTCTAAACTCGTTAGCATCAATAGGTGCACATTTGATTGTTCTAAATGCACCTTTGTAACCCATTATTGTGTGTTTATTATCATAATTTTTAACCCCATCATTAACAACACTGAAATATCTAATCTCAGTTTCTGTAACTGGGTAACCTATATAATCACCATAACTAATTTGAACGTCTAATTCACTTAATTGTGAATCATAAATACCAAATGTAAATTGTCCATCTTGTAAATATCTTAACGAACCATTTCCGTTATATGTTTTATTTTCAGATTCATCTAAGATAGGAACTACCTTTAATTCAACTGGTGAAAAATATTTTATACCATCTTTAGGGGCCTCACCATATAAATTATCTGATGCACTAGACTCTCTATCAACACGATATAAAATAATAGTAAAATTACCATCACCTTCTAAGGCCTCACGACCCATAGAAATCTCTAAACCGAAATCTTCTTCAGAAAAGAACTTATTGATTCTCGTGATAGGTACAATAGGTTTAGACATATTTAACTCCTTTCTTTTTTGATGGAATACCTTTTTTAGATTCCGAAATTTTTATTATTGTTTCTTCTGAATGATTTTTTCCATAAAAATGGTTTTTATCACCCATATGGGATTTACTCATTTTTTCTTTAGTTTCTTTAGATAATTTAATACCTTTTTTAGTTTTTCTAATTTTTTCTTTAGTTTCTTCAGACATTGGTTTTCTAATAACTAATTTTTGTGAATCACTCATTTTCTTTTTAGTTTCATTACTCAAAATTTTACCAATACGTGATTTACTCAAATTTTCTTTATGTTCATCAGTAAATTTAATTCCAAGTTTAGCATCACTCATTTTCTTTTTAGTCTCATTACTCATTTTTCTATTTAAAGTTGTTCCATTCCTACCACCTACTGATATATTATAACCTATATTTTTATCAGTAGAGTTCAATTCAAATATATGTAACCGTTCTTTTTCGTCTAACTCAAGTTGTGAGCTACAAGTTTCTAATATTTCCTTTTTAAAATTTTCTTTGCCGTATTTTTTTATTGCCTTTTTTAACAAATCACCAGAACCTAAATATTTGTTATTATTCTTAGAATCTTGACCGATATAAATTTTACCGTTAATTAAATTTGTTGTTTTATATATTACCATATTTTATTTTATTTATAAATATCACAACTTATTTATTAATCCTAGTTATAGGTGTAATCTTTTTATTATCCATATCTTTTAATATAAATATTTATCTTTTAGATATTAATCTCATAACACTTGATTTTTATTAAAAAAATATTATATTTACATATAATTACCAGGAATTAAAAACAATTACATTGATAAACTTAGATGATATACGAGGACGCTCAGCATTAACCTTTCTAGAAAAATATGAAGGTATCAACCCATATCTTATAAAATTAAAAGGTGAGTATTTAAAAAATAAAAAATTAGCTCTTACTGAAAACCAATCAAAATATATTATAGATAATTACGAAAGAGAACCACAATACATAAATAGAGTTATTGGTATAACACCTTATTTAGGTGAAGAACTTAAAAAAATTGATAATTTAGGTTTTACACCAGAAAAAATACTTATTGAATTTATTTTGGCAGAAACTAATAAGAGTTATCATGTTTATGGTAAACTTAAACAAAACCAAAAAGAATCAAAAATGTATTGGATACCAAAAACACAAGTAAACGATGACCCATACTTTGAAAAAGTACATGTAGAAGTTGATTTAACAAAATACAATGAAATCCTTAGTAAATACGGTAAAACCCTTTACAAACACCAAGAAGATGGTATCAAATTTTTATTGTCTAGAAATGGATGTATCCTAGCTGACGATATGGGATTGGGTAAGTCTATGCAATCAATTATAGCTGCATTGGAAAGTGGTGCCGAAAAAATACTTATTGTTACAACATCATCAACCAAAATTAACTGGGAGCGTGAGATAAATGTTTTTTGTAACGAAACAACTATTATCGATGGAAAGAAATGGGATTCAAATAAATTCACAATTATTAATTTTGATATTTTAAAGAATTTTCATTCTTTACCAGCAGTAAAGAAAAGAAAAGAAGGTGAACCAGAACCAATACTTATTAGAGATATAGTAAACACTAAATTTGATTTATGTATTGTAGATGAGGCACATAACTTGAAAAACAACGATAGTATTAGAGGTAAAATTATGGTGGATGTTTGTGTTAAATATAACATTCCAAAAGTATGGTTACTTACTGGTACACCAGTTGCCAATAGACCTATGGACTTCTTTAATTTATTGAAGCTAATTAAGTCCCCTATCGCAAACAATTGGAAGCATTATGCTCTAAGATACTGTGACGGTAGACAGTTCTTTAGAACGCTTAAAAATGGTCAAAGAAAGCAAATCTGGTTAACTGATGGTGCATCAAATTTAGAAGAATTGGCAAACAAAACAAAAAACATCTTATTGAGACGTTTGAAGACAGATGCTATCGATATGCCAGACAAAATAGTTACTCCGATGTATCACCAATTAGATTCTAAAGGTTGGAAAATGTATGAACAACTATGGGATGAATATGTTGAAATGAAAAAGAAATTAGGTAAAAAAACAATGGAATCTCAAAAAGATTTAGTTGAACTTATCTTATTGAGACAATTCATTGCTATTCAAGCTATTCCGTATACTATTGAAATGATTGAGAATGCTTTGGAAATGGGAAGAAAGGTAATTGTGTTTACTTCATTCTCAGAAGAACAAGAAATAATTGCAAATCATTTTGGTAAATTAGCTGTAAGACACAATGGTTCGTTGTCAAATGCTAAAAAACAACATTCAGTTGACCAATTCCAAAACAATGATAAAATAAAAGTTTTTATTGGTAACATTAAAAGTGCTGGTGTTGGTATAACACTTACTGAAGCTACTGTAGTTATTTTTAACTCGTTTGATTGGGTGCCTGGGAATAATGAACAAGCTGAAGATAGATGTGTATTTGGTGGACAATTAGTTATGACTAATGAAGGGTATAAATTAATCGAAGATATAAATATTGGGGATTTTGTTTACACTCACAATGGAAATTTTAAAAAAGTTATTAATACACACACACATTTAGAACGTAAAAAAACAAGAGTAGATATTGATGCATTTGGATATAATAATAAATTAAGTTTAACTAATGACCATAAGGTTTACGTTTACGATAACAAAGATAATGATTTTAAATGGATTGAATGTGGTTCTTTAGATATAAACACACATAGATTAACATTAAAATCAAACAATCAACCATTAAAAAGAAAAGAATATTTAGATGTTATTAATTATATTGATACTAGTTTTACTAATAATTATAGTGTTAAACAAATAAATGGTAGGTTAAAAGAATTACCAGAAAAAGTTGTGTTAACTAATGATTTATTATACGCTTTTGGGTTTTTTATCGCTGAAGGTTGGGCGATTGAAAAAAATATTGATAAATCAGCATCTGTAAATATATGTCAAAAAATAGATAATAAGAAAATGCTTGATGCTTCAGTTTATATAATAAATATAATTAAACAGTCATTTAATATTGAATCACATGGTGAATATATTGATAAAAATAATTGTAAAACATGTACTATCTATTCTAAAAATTTGGCTATTAATTTTAATAATTGGTTTGGTAAAGGTGTTAAAAATAAACAATTACCAGATTGGGTTGATGAATTAAATAACGAACAATTAGAAAATTTACTAGAAGGTTATTATCACGGTGATGGTTATAGAAGAAAAAATACACAAGAAGCTGTTACAGTATCAACTAAATTAGGTTCACAATTAATTAGATATAATGCAAATCTAGATAGAGGTATATGTTTAAAAATGGTTAAAGGAATATATTACGATATTGAGTATACAAATGATACAAATAATAAATTAAATAGAGTATATAAAATAGGTAATTATATAACTTTTCCAATTAAAAGTTTATATATAAGCAAACCAAAAAGAGGTGAAGAAAGGGTTTACGATTTATCAGTTGAAGATGACCATTCTTTTGTTATTGGTAATTATAATGTACATAATTGTTATCGTATTGGACAAAATAACGATGTAAATGTTTACTATCAATTATTTGAAGATACTATATCAACAAGAATGTGGGAAATGCTAAGAAATAAAAAAGATGTTATATCAACCATTATGGGTGAGAAAAAATTAACAGATGATGAAATAACTGATTTATTATCAGAACAATTAATAGATTAAAATATGGTAACAATTTATGGATTTAAAGATTGTCCTTACTGTACTGAACTAAAGGACATATTAACAACTGAAGGAATCGAATTCAAAGACGTTGACGTTAACCTTCCAGAAAACGAAGAAGAGTTTAATAAAATTATGGAAATATCAAAAGCGGAAGAAGTTCCAATCGTAAAGGTAGGTAAACAATTACTAGTTCCTAACGTTAGTTTTAAAAGTATCAAAGAAGCTGCTGAATTAACAAAGAAATTTTTAGCTTAATTCCATTTTTTCTTATATTTATAAGAAAAAGAAATTATGGGAGTTAGTTTAGACGAAAAAGAAAAATTGTTCCGTCAATTAAGACATTCATTGGGTGCACCTATACGCCAAATTGAATTAACGGATGAACAATTATGTACTCTTCTAGAAATATGTATAGAAGACTACGCACAATATGTTCAAGAATGGTTAATAGAACACCAATGGCAATCTTTATTGGGTCAAAGTATTGACACAATGGATATGGCTTTTGCTTTGAGTGTAAGAAATTTCGATTTCATGACTCAATATACATACGCATATTCAAAACAAGTAGGTTTACAGACAAATGGTCCGTGGGAACTTAAAAAAGATTATGTTGAATTAGAATCTGGAAGACAAGTTTATCAAATACCAGCTGGTCGTGAGATAAATGAAGTTCTTTGGATTACACCTCCAGCAACTAGTCAAGCTTTGTTAGCTAACTACGGTGGTATTGATTATGGTTTTGGTGGTGGTTTCTCACAAATTGGTGGTGGTGTTGGTACTGGTGGTGCTGGTGGTGCTGCTCGTTCTGGTTATTATATAGCACCAGCATTTGATATTTTATTGACAGCTGCTGATATGAATTTGAAAAATAGAATCGTTAGAAGTGAATTAGTATATAAAATTACTGCTGGACCTAATGGAACAAAATTATTACATTTGATGAGTACACCTGGCTCTAAATTATCTTTTGGTCAAGGTATTGGTGGTGTTGGTAGTTCTATAAATATGACTGGTTGTCAAGTATGGTATTTTTATTATGATACAACTAACGGTGATGCTGATGCGTGTAAAGCTGATAACCCAGATATTATCAAAATGCCTAACCAAGTTCCTCTATCTAAATTAGATTATGCTGATTTTAATGAACCAACAAAAACTCTTGTACGTCAATTATTTATTGCGGAAGGTAAAAGAACCCTAGGTAGAGTTAGAGGTAAATTTGGTGGTATAGTTGGTGTTGCTGAAGCTGAAAGAACAATGGATTATGATACACTTTTATCTGAGGGTAATGAAGAGAAAAAAGCTGTGTTAGAAAGATTAGATGCTAGACTAGAAAGACTATCATCAACAAAACAACTAGAAAGAGGTGCATCAGAAGCTGAATCATTAAATAGACATATGAAATATAGACCCATGGGATTCTGGGTATATTAAAAAAGAAAAGGGGCTTAACCGCCCCTTTTTTATTTGTTAGAATCCCCATTCATCTTCTGGTTTATCTTTTTCCTCTTCTTCTATTTTTTTAACATTTTTATTGTAAGTATTTATTGACTCTATAGCTTCATTCATTACAGCTCTTTGGTTTTTCCAATACTCATCATTTTTTTCTGGTAAACTAGATTCATAATCATCTGGAATCTCACCGAATGTGTCATCATACTCATCATCTAATTGTAATTCTTCATCGTTTCTAACTATATTACCTTCTTCATCTTCCTCCAATTCATTTTCATCTTCATCACCTTCAGAATATATTCTTTTCTTTTTAACAACAACTTGTTCTTCGATAACAATTGTTTCAGCTTTTTTAACGACTTTTTCAATGATACCATCGATTGATTTATCAACAACTTCTGTTTCATATTCAGATAAACTAGTTTTCTCAATTTCTGCAAACATGTTATATGTTTTACCAGTCATAATAGTACATTCAGCTATATAATCTAACCACTGCTCATATCTATCGTCAGACATATTATTTGTCATTTGATAATACTTATCACGTTCTATAGCTTCTTTTTCATATTTAAAGATGTCTGAAACGTGATATAGTGGTGCACCCCATTTTCTAGATATTAACATACCATCACCCTCATTGCTTATGGTACAAATAACAAAGATATCTTTCTGTAAATCACCAGTAGTTTTAATTAGATTTAAATCTTTAATTTCTAAATGTTTAAAAATATCATTAAGTACATCTTTTTCATGTTGAATACCTTCTAACCTAGCAATTCTCATTCTTTCATGGTAATCAGCTCTAATTTCCTCCCACTCTTCTACTTCCATATTATTTGGAACCTTGTTAACTTTATCCCAGAATTTAATCTCTTTGTCTTCCATTCTCATAAGGTCAGCGTAAGTGTCTTGGTCACTTTCTTTAAAAGGAATACCAGAAACCAATTCGCATTCACCTTTTGTAAAGATAGTTCTTTCTTTTAACTTTTCAGTTACTTTCTTTGTAACTTTGTCCTTTGTTTTTACAATATCTAAAACAATTTTTGCTCTAACATCTTCATTGAAACAAACTAGAAGTGGTTTAACTTTTTTATTAAAAGCATCTAAATAACGAGCAACGTTGTATTCATCAGTGTATAACCCATCATTTATCTCCGTAATACGGTCAGTAATAGTTACATAAGCTTCAGAATTTTTCTCACCATTCTCTTCCATTGCTATAAGGGCTTTTTTAAGAACTTCTAATTCTTTGATATTCTCAAAGTCCTTCTCAACAGTTTCTGGGTCAATCAATTTACAGTTTAATTCAACAATTTTATCAACTGGTGGGTAATGACCATTTGCAGCAAAATAAATATCTTTTTCTTTTTTTGTCATTTTGTTTTTATCGATAGTTTTTAAATCTCCATGAGATTTTGCACTACCAGTATTGATATAGAATAATGTATCACCTAACGTAACATCTAAACCTTCTCTCATTGCTAACTCCATGTGAGCTTGTTTAGGCATCGGATTACCAGCTTTATTCTTCATTGTAGCCTTTTTCTTATACTCAGTGATAGTTGTCTTGATTTTAGCTTTTGAAGCCATCTTAACAAGTGGAATTTGATAATTATAAATCTTATCTACATATTCGTAGTAATGGTTAACAAATGAATAACCATCTCCATCCAATAACATTCTAATTCCTTTACCTAAAAATTCTTCGATGTAAACTGACATCTTTTTAGATTTAACAGAGTTACCAACTAACTTAATCTTACCACCTATATCATTAGCATAGTTCTTACGAGCAAAGTTGATTGTTGAGTTACAAATATCATCGATATCTAGACCCATACGACCTTCCATATAATTCTCATTGAATTCAGCTAATACCGCATCCAATCCAGTCAATTCTTTTCCTCCATCATCAACAGTTTTCCAATGTGAACCCTTAGCAACATACTTGATTTCATCAATGTTATCTGGGAACGCAAAGTTAAAACCATCCGTATCACCTACAAGAGCTCTAAAACCATGTTTTTCAGTAAAGTGACGAACCATAAGACGTAAGTATTGACGACCACGACATGTAGTTTCTTCAGCTGAATCCGTATCACCCCAGTTAAAGATGTAAGGTGCACCATATGAACCAAACCATGAATTAGCAAGAATTTTAAGAGGTAACTGTTTCTTATCATACAAGTTAGCCAATGCTTTATATTCAGATATTTCTTTTTTTATTGAAGCAATTTCTTCTGGTGTTAAATCTTTATTCTCTTTTAGTTTAGCCTCTAAATTTTTAGCTTTTTTCTTTTCAGTACCAGTTAAGAATTTAAACTTATCACGTGTATCAACAACGTATGTTAACATCCCTTCCATTACACCAGAGATATCCAAGTCTGGGAAAATAAAGTGAGTTAACTGAATCTTTGGGTAAAGTGCAGCAAAGTCTAATTTAACAACACCTCTAGCGTACCCAACTTCCAATAAACGAGATAAACCACCAGTAAAATCTCGTTTAGGTAATCCAGCTGGTATTGCTAAACCATTTTCATAAGACCATGCAGCCATAATAAGTTTCCATTGACCAGCAGTACCCATTGTAGAACTACGCATAAATGTAGTAGGTAACATTTTAGCAATAAGGAAAGATGCTTGATTGAATATATTATCAATCTGTTCAGTTTCCCATAAGTCATCACAAAGATATCTCTGAACGATGTAATCACCTTTTACTATTTTATAACCATCTTTTAAAGGTTTTTTATCAGTAATCATATACCAATCACCATCAGTGTTATTGAATGCGTATTTATTTACTTTATCAGCCCATGTTGTGTTTATTTTATCACCTGGAACGTAAACACGATTAGGTTTTGCTATCTCAGAATATTGTGTGATATATTTCAAACCCCAAGACTTGATTTCAGAGTTGATTGCCATTGCTCTACGTACAGCGTGTGAAATATCCATTATGTTATAACCAAACATATGTGTCTGTTTATACCTTTCAGTTTCACCACCTAATTTAAGTGATGCATCTTTTCTTTTAATCTTGGAAATTCTATTAAGTGTAATCGCTAATTCAGTGATTGGTATTGAAAGTCTTTCTGCACGTTCAAATAAGAAAGGCCAGTCAAAGTTCTCAGAGTTGTAACCAGTAATTATATCTGGTTGTACCGCATCTATGATTTTAAAGAACTTTTCAATGTTCTCCCTTTCACTATTACGTTTATCTACAGCTGTGTCACCTATTGTCTCTAAAACACCCTCTAAACCTTTGTTATCACGAACACCTATCTGAAAGATTGCATTTTTACTAGCAAACAACCCCTCAGTCTCTAAGTCAAATTGAAATCTGTGTACATCATCATAATCATCCATTCCATTGAATAATCTTTTACCACTTTGGATAAGGTATTGTTCAGTAGGGCTAAACATAACAAAGAAACTCCTATACATTGGTGATTTATCATTATCTGGGTCTATATGTTTATCACTAAACACATCAATACCACCATTCTTAAAGAATTTTAAAAGATTATTATAAGAGTGTTTACATGTAGCCATGTATTTATACCCATCAGCCATACGGTCTGGTGTATAACCCTCTTCGTTACTAGTTGTAAGTTTTGTTATTTTGATACCATATTCACGACAAGCTTCCATAATTTTAAGTCGTTTACCACCATAAATCATAGAAGTCACTTCTTCTTTAAACCATAAAAACGGTTTATAAGTGTCATCGTATATGTATTTACCCTTTTCTGGGTCATTGATAACTAATGTAACCGTTGGTTCATTGTAGTTAGATTCAATTGCCACAATGTATTTTTCTGGGTTTGAACCTTGTAAAAAGGATTCAATAACCTCATTACTTACCTTTGTTTTAGATTTACTCATATTAATGTATTTTCACAAAGGTACTAATTAAAATCATAATAAACAAGATAAAACTTAAAATAATTTTTAACTTTGTGCGTCACAAAGTTACATTTTTATTTTTAAAGTGTCAATAAGAATATTATTTTTTAATTGAACCTTCCAATACATTAACAAATAATTCCTCTCTAATAGGTACAATAAGAGTACCACTACCATCTAAAAAATTAATTTCAAAATGAGCAGCATATCTTCCAGCAACACTAGTTTCTTTTTGTGTGAATTGATATGTTAAATAAAATTCTTCACAGATACAATTGTTTTTAGGTAATACCTCTTCAATATCAGCTGTTTTACAAGCAATTCTTTTAACACCAGTAACTACATCAGTCATTGTAAATGTGATATTAGCGTTTTGAATCTTATCGTGGAATTTATTGAAATCATTCCTCCCATCTTTTATTAATTCCAATTTAAGTATTGGTAATGTTGCTCCTTTGTTAATGTAAAAATCCATAATTATAAATATTCATTTTTTTATTTTATATCATCTTATGAAGGGGTATTCCATTTACTGACTCTAGCTACCGCTGGTATTGATGTAAACGTACCGTTAGATACTGTGACCTTTGCTTCATAATATGGGTAACTAGAATCTTGAGGTGCCCATATCACAAAATCTACGACATCATCTGCTGAAACCTCAGTATTTAGAGGTATTTGACCAGAAGCTGTGGTAACATTTGCTGAGCCAGATGTCCCAGCCGTAGGTTCACTCCATACAACATGAACTGGACCCGTAGAGGGGTTAGTTAAAATCACAATTTCAATATCATCAGTAGCTGCCTCATCAAACAATAATCTAATATTACCATCATCGTATATTGTATAAGGGTCTGGAGAAGTTGGAGACGTATTAAATATTTCAAATGTAATTGAGTCTGGACCAGTCTTACCAGTAACAATGTTACCACTAGCATCTATACCTAAATTATTTACTGAAGTACCACTTCCAATTGTACCTATATTTAAATTAGGCACATATACCGTATCATTAGTCGTAGCTATTATATTTTGACCACCTAATATAACACTTCTAGTAACATTAGTGTTTACTAAGTTATTATCACCCCCCAATATAACTGAAGAATCACCCCCATTATTTATATTATTGTCTTGACCACCTAATATAACTGAATAATCACCATACGCACCTAAACCACTCCCAAAAGTGTTGTTTTTATAATGAACAAATGAAGTATCACCACTAGCCGTCACATTTCTTCCACCAG